TATAGATGACCCGCATTCGGAACAAGACGCACTCAACATGGGTGCATTAGAGAAAGCATACGAGTGGTATACTTCAGGACCACGACAGCGTTTACAACCAGGTGGAAAAATAGTTTGCGTTATGACAAGATGGAACGTAAAAGACCTGACAGGAATTCTCATAAAGAACCAATCTGAACCCAAATCTGATCAATGGGACTTGGTAGAGTTTCCGGCAATCATGCCGAGTGGTAAACCTGTATGGCCGGAATACTGGAAGCTAGATGAACTGGAATCAGTTAAAGCATCCTTATCACTCGGCAAATGGAATGCACAATGGATGCAGAATCCAACCTCTGAAGAAGGTGCGATTATAAAACGTGAGTGGTGGCAGAACTGGGATAAAGAAAATATCCCAACACTGGATCATGTAATACAAAGCTATGATACTGCATTCATGAAAAAAGAATCTGCCGACTATTCTGCAATTACTACATGGGGTATCTTTAGAGATAACGAAGATAGTCCACCACAAATGATTTTATTAGATGCAGTCAAAGATAGATTAGAGTTTCCTGAACTAAGAAGAGTTGCAAAAGAACAATATGATTACTGGGAACCTGAAACTGTTTTAGTTGAGGCCAAGGCATCTGGTTTACCTTTGACATACGAACTAAGAAACATGGGTATACCTGTTGTCAACTTTACACCATCAAAAGGTAAAGATAAACATACTCGTGTTAATTCTGTTGCACCGCTTTTCGAAAGTGGTATGATATGGGCTCCTCTGGATAAGCAGTTTGCACAGGAGGTTGTTGAAGAGTGTGCTGCGTTTCCATATGGTGATCATGATGACTTAGTTGATAGTACCACACAAGCTATCATGAGATTTAGACAAGGTGGTTTGATAACCCATCCAGAAGATTATCAGGATGAAAAACTACCAAGAAGAAGATATAAATATTATTGGTAAAATTATGATTCCAGCAACAATTCCATATGTAGGTGCAGTCGCTTTAGCTAAAGCAGTTGGTGTTAGCACAGCTGGTTTAAGTGCCATAGAGTTATCTAATGCTATTGCACAAAAAATTCAGGAGAATCCTGAAGTTCTTAATACACCTCAAGCAAAAGGAATTGCATTTGCCATGGGAATTAATTTACCTAGAGTCTTTGCACCTGACGCAGAGGAAATAGATAGAACAAGAAAAGAAATACAAGAGGGTTTAAAACCAGGAGAAACATCTCCCCCTATAGATCAAGGTCCAATTGTATTAGGTGGTTCTGAACCTCCTAAAATAGAAACAACTGAAACACTACCTATAGCAAAGGGAGTGGGACCTATTAAAGAAGAACTACCAATTCAAGAAAATGATAAACCCATTATATTTGAAAAAAGAGGTATAGGTGACAATAATCCTCCGGGGCCAATACCTAAATCAACAGAAAGAGTAGAGCAGGGTAAAAAAATAATTGAAAAACAAATGGATGTTGCTGTTGAAGATAAAAAAATATCTGATTACTTTGATGGTGTTGACCAGTTATATGACAAGGAGTGGTACGGTTCTGAAAAAAATATAAACGATTTTTTTGGTAATCAAGATCCTGACGATCTCCCTTATTCATATGAAGAAACTGTTTTTCAACAGTATGGACAAACAAGACCTATACATGAATTTTTTGAAGATGAGTATCAAGGAGGAGTTGGAGATCTAGGTAATGCAGATGCAGCGAAGGTTATGGTGGGAGGGGGCATGTATAAATATGGGGAATTTAACGCCCCTGAGTATTATGATGAATACAGAGATAAATTAGTCGAATACACAATGGATAAATTAGGTAAAGAACTTACGGCATATAGACTTACAAGAAAAGATGAAATGGATAAATATTTTTCTGGAATTGATACAGATGAATTTGGTATTAAAAGTTTTTCTTTAAGTAAAAAAACAGCTCTAAGTTTTCAATATTTATGGAGCGATTATTTTACAAATAGGGATGGAAGTCCTAGAGAAGACTTAGTTTTAATTGAAGCACCCATTGATGTTGAATCACTTTTAATGCGTGGTAAATCAAATGAAAAAGAAATTGTAGTTGATGGAGGTTATTTAGAGCCAGATAAAATGAACTTTTATGATACAAAAGGTAATTTGTTAAAAGGTGCTAAAAGAGGTTCTTTAAAAAAAACAACTAAAAGAGGTATAGGAGATAACAACCCACCTAGCTCTATTGAGGATACGGAAACCTCAAGTAATTTAGCAAGAGAAAATCTTAATAAAAAATTATTAAAGGAAACTGATGCGGACGATAAAAAAGCAATAGAATATCTTTTAAAAACAGATGATTTTTATGCAAAAAATATTAAAGAAAAAAATGAAGAAAATCCAAAATTAAAAAATTTACCAAAACTTGTTGAAGCTGATAAACATTTTGGCGCTGCTGCAAATTCTTTTGAAAATTTTAAAGAGTCACAATTAATTTATATGTCTCCAGAGGAATATTTAGATTTGACTAAAAGATTTAGACCTGAAAAACAATCAAAACTTTCTAAAATAAATTCAGACTATCTTACAGATTTATTAAAAGAAGGAAAAGAATTAGCTAATTATCCATATCTATATGTTAAAAAATCGGGAGATAGCTATTCTGTAAACGGCCAAGAGGGCATACATAGAGCGATTGCTTTAAAAAACATGGGTTACAAAAAAATACCGGTGGTTATTCAAGGAACTGGTAAAGATGCAGGTACAGGAATAGAAAATAAAGTATTTACAGCAACACCAAAAAGTTACCTATATAATGAATCTTGGACACAAGAACATATAGGATTTGTACCAAGAACAATTTTTTCTAAAGGAGCAGATGATGTATTTATAGTTAATCCAAAAGATATTCGTGAAGTTAGAAGTAAAAAACAGTTATTCGCTGAAGGAGGCATAGTGGAGCTATTAAAATTATGACCTTTACATTTAAACACCCTAGTAAATACAAGAAACTTTCAACAGGAGCACCTCCTAAGTCTGGCCCGACTCCTCAAGGGTTGAATATTGATTATAATACTGTTAAGACGGTGAAACTGGAGAAAACAAATGGCAGAAATAGACAAAGCTTTACCGAACGTAAAGCAGACAATAAACGTACCTAGCCCTGAAGAAGTAGCAGCGGACGTACAAGATCAGCAACAAGAAGAAGCTGAAAACCAACCATTAGAAATACAACCTAACGAAGACGGCAGTGTAGATATAAACTTTGATCCATCTGTTGGAAGTCAAGAGCAAGGCATGGATCACTTTGCAAATCTTGCAGAGTTATTGCCAGATGAAGTATTAGGCCCTATCGGTAGTGAGTTGTATACTAGTTATCAAGATTACAAAGCATCAAGAAAAGATTGGGAGCATGCGTATACAAATGGCTTAGATCTTTTAGGATTTAAATACGAAGAAAAATCTGAGCCCTTCAAAGGTGCATCAGGTGCAACACACCCTGTATTAGCAGAGGCTGTTACACAGTTTCAATCATTAGCTTACAAAGAATTATTACCATCACAAGGCCCTGTTAGAACACAGATTATTGGTCTACCAACTCCAGACAAAGAGCAACAAGCTTTGCGTGTAAAAGAGTTTATGAACTATCAAATTATGTCAGAGATGAAAGAGTATGAACCTGAGTTTGATCAGATGTTATTCTACTTACCACTTTCAGGTTCTACATTTAAAAAAGTTTATTACGATGAGATTATGCAGAGAACAGTTTCTAAATTTGTCCCTGCAGATGATTTAATTGTTCCGTACTCAGCTACCTCATTAGATGATGCGGAAACAATTATTCATGTAGTTAAGATATCAGAAAACGAATTAAGAAAGCAGCAAGTCGCCGGATTCTACAGAGATGTTGAATTGACACCAGGACAAGGTGAAGAAACAGAATCAGAGAAAAAAGAAAGAGAACTAGATGGCATGAGTAAAAGTAGAGATCAGGCCATGTTCAATTTACTTGAGTGTCATGTCAATTTAGATATTGAAGGTTTCGAGGATGTAGATTTACAGGGACAGGCAACAGGCATCAAGCTGCCTTATATCGTTACACTTGAAGAAGGTTCAAGAGAAGTATTATCTATTAGAAGAAACTATGAAGTAGGTGATCCTACTAAAAC